ATCCGTTTCCTTTGGTCAAAAAGGACGCGGAAACTCTGAAGGAGAGTAAAGATGTCTAATCAAGACGCTGCTTTCGGCCTTCGCCCTCTTAGAACTTCCACAAGTTCACAAAGACAAAATCGTTATCGTATTGCTTCTGGCTATGGTACAAGTATTTTCCAAGGTGATTTAGTTATAGTCGCTACCAATGGAACAATTACTCGTGCGCCAGCAGGTGCTACTAATCTGATTTTGGGCGTATTTAATGGCTGTTCATATGTAAATGCTAGTGGTGAAATAACATATTCTAACTACTGGCCTGCAAACGCAACTGGGACAGATATTTTCGCAAATGTCATTGATGACCCAAGTGCAACTTTCGAAATTCAAGCAGATGCGGCTATGCCTGTAACTGACTTGTTCGGAAACTTTGACATCGTTGATGCAACGGCAGGAAGTACCGTAAGTGGTAATTCTCGCACTGAGCTAGATGTTACTACAGGTGCGACGACTGCTGGTCTTCCACTTAAAGCTATTGATATTTCTCAAGACCCTGAGAATAGCGATACTGCCACCGCGAACACTAATGTGATCGTAAAAATCAACAACCACCTGTTCAGTGCTGGCACTGCGGGTCTAGCATAAGGAGTCTGTGTAATGGCTATTTCACGTTCCCAGCTCGTCAAAGAGCTAGAACCGGGCCTCAACGCTCTGTTCGGTATGGAGTATGATCGCTATGAGGGCGAACATGCTGAAATCTTCGATACTGAATCTTCAGACCGTGCGTTTGAAGAAGAAGTAATGCTTGTAGGATTTGGGAATGCTCCCACAAAATCCGAAGGCGCAGGAGTCGATTTTGATAATGCAAATGAAGCATATACTGCTCGTTATTCACACGAAACAGTTGCGCTTGCATTCGCATTAACGGAAGAGGCAATCGAAGACAACTTGTATGACCGCTTAGGCGCTCGTTATACAAAAGCACTTGCGCGCTCAATGGCGCACACTAAGCAAGTCAAAGCTGCATCTGTATTAAACAATGCGTTTAATGCGGCTTTTGCAGGCGGTGACGGTGTTGAGCTTTGTTCAACAGCACACCCATTGTCAGGCGGCGGTACTTTCCGCAATGAGCCATCAACAGCAGCAGACCTTAACGAAACTTCGTTAGAAAACGCTCTGATTGACATCTCAACGTTTGTAGATGAACGCAACATGATTATTGCTCTTCGCGGAGCAAAAATGGTTATTCCACCACAACTGCAATTCGTTGCAGATCGTTTGTTGGAATCAACTTTACGTGTTGGCACAGCAGACAATGATCTTAACGCAGTAAAGAACATGGGTATGCTTCCAGAAGGTTACACTGTGAACCATTTCTTGACAGACCCAGATGCGTTTTTCATTAAAACTGATGCACCTAACGGATTTAAGCACTTTGAGCGTTCGCCTATGCGCACGAACATGGAAGCTGACTTCGATACAGGTAACATGCGTTTCAAAGCGCGTGAGCGTTACAGCTTTGGCTATTCTGACCCACGTTGTGTATTCGGTTCTCCGGGCGCATAATAACAAGTCTTTTAGTTTTGACAGGGGCGACTTCGGTTGCCCCTTTCTTTTTGTAAAAACTTCGTGTATCTTGTAATTGAACAATGATGTTCAAACAATTTTATATATTCCTGTATTTTGCAAATATAGGAAGTTGACCTCGGACACGAGAGGAGAAAAACATGGCAACTACACATTTTTCAGGACCAGTGCAATCAACTAACGGCTTTGAAGTACCAGTTGTAACAACTGCTAATCTTCCAGCTTTTGCTGATACAACTGTTGGTACTGTTTACATCGTCAGCGACAATGGTGCAGGCAATGACGAATATTGCTTAGTAATCAATACAGGAGCCGCTTGGGTTACTGCTGTTGGTGCCGCATTATCATAATAGGAGACTAACATGGCAGGTCCAGTAAAAGCATATAATTGGGCGCAGGGAACATCTGCGGCTGTTGTCGGCCCTGCTCGTTCACGCATTCGTCAAATTGTAATTTACGCAGCAGCCGCTGGCGCTTTTACGATTAAAAACGGAAGTGGTTCGGGCGAAACTTTGATTACGCAAACATTTCCAGCGGGAATCCATCACTTAAATATTCCTGATGACGGCATTCTTGCCACAAGTGGTGCGTATGTCAGTGCTTTCACGGGATCAAGCAACGAATTAACAGTATTTTTGTCATAAGGAGGTTTGGATGGCTGGTAATGAAGTCAAAGCGGTTCACAGACACGACTCTGGATTGTTTGCTTCAGGTCGTGGTCGTTTGAAGGGCTTTATTATAAATCATAATACAGGCGCGACAGATCAGGCATTAATTTATGACAATGCTTCTGCCGCGTCTGGAACTATTGTTTTGGAGTTAGATGAGTCTGGAAAAGGCGTTTTTGGGATGGAAATTCCGGGAGATGGAATAATTTTTGAGAATGGGCTTTTTGGAAATATTCCTAGTGATGTAACTCTAACTTTATTTGTGCAGAGGTAACATGGCTCGTAAAAAAGAAAATACAATACGCAAAACCACTGGCAAAGGCGGTAATTACCGCAAGACAAAAGCTGGTGCAGGCATGACTAAAAAGGGTGTTGCCGCTTATCGTAAGAAAAACCCCGGCTCTAAACTTAAAACTGCCGTTACTGGTAAGGTTAAAAAGGGTAGTGCCGCAGCTAAACGCCGTAAATCTTATTGCGCACGTTCAGCAGGTCAAATGAAACAATTTCCAAAAGCTGCAAAAGACCCGAATAGTCGATTGCGACAAGCTAGAAAAAGGTGGAAGTGCTAAATGGCTATGAGCCGTTCACAGATGGGGCAACAAGTTACTAAATCGCCCATGAAAAGGAAGAAGAATGCCAAAAGACGCGTGCTACAAAAAGGTAAAAGCAAGGTACAAGGTGTTTCCAAGCGCATACGCAAGCGGAGCAATCGCTAAGTGTAGAAAAAAAGGCGCTAAAAACTGGGGAAACAGCAAGAAAAAGCCTGTTAAAAAGGCTATGGGTGGCGTTATTGAGCCATCTAACGAGTTTCGCAAACGTCCAGTGCGTCGAATGATTAGCGGTGGAGCTGTAGCAAACGGTTGTGGTAAAGTTTTGTCAAATAGAAGAAAAGTTACAAAGTATTCATAATGGCTGTAAGAAAAACAAAAAAAGGTGCTGCTTTAAAGCGTTGGTTTAAAGAAGACTGGAAAGATGTTAAAACAGGTAAGCCTTGTGGACGTAAAAAGGGCGAAAAACGCTCAACTCCTTACTGTCGCCCCACTAAGCGCGTAAGCTCTAAGACACCAAAAACAAGATCAGAGATGACAGCGAGCGAAAAGCGTAGTAGAGTAGCCCAAAAGAAGCGTATTGGGCAACCTGCGGGCAAGCCTCGTAGAGTAAAAGCTCTAAAAAGGAAAAAGAAATGACTGTATCAGGCTCTAAGGACTTTGAATTAGATGTAGCAGACTATATTGAAGAGGCTTTTGAGCGATGTGGCTTAGAAGTTCGTACTGGATACGATTTAAAGACCGCAAAACGCTCTATGAACCTAATGTTTGCTGATTGGGCAAATAGAGGTTTAAATCAATGGACTATAGCGCAAAGAAACTTCACAGTTGCTCAAGGAGACGGTGATCAGCCCCTTGGAACTGATGTAATTGACATATTATCCCTAGTTATACGTCGAGATGGCACAGATTATGCCTTAAATCGCATAAGTAGAGACGAATACTTAAATATTCCAACAAAATCTACAGTTGCAAGACCAACACAGTTTTTTGTTGATAGACAGATAAATCCAGTGCTTCAGATGTGGCCTTTGCCTGATAATAGCACTGATGTGGTGTATTATGACGCTTTAGTACGCATGGATGACGCTGATACTTACACTAATACAGCGCAAGTTCCCTTCCGCTTTTACCCTGCATTAGCGGCTGGATTAGCCTATTATATCTCTATGAAACGCGCTCCAGATCGCTCACAGATGCTGAAATCAGTGTATGAAGAAGAAATAAACCGTGCAATGGACGAAGATAGAGATAGAGCGTCCTTCCGTATGGCTCCAGATTTAAGGAGCTATGGCTATGTCTAAATATGCCACTGGAAAATGGGCATATGGTATATCTGACCGTTCTGGCTTCCGTTATCGCTTGCGAGACATGCGAAAAGAGTGGAATGGCTTGCTAGTTGGCAAGGATGAATGGGAAGCAAAACAACCTCAATTAGAGCCATTACGAGCTACTCCAGACCCACAAGCGTTGCGAAATCCACGTCCTGAACAGAACGTTGCGCAACAAGACAATATACAATGGGGATGGAATCCAGTAGGAATGGCATACGATGGGGGTTTAACCCCTAATAATTTAGTTGCTACTGGTGCAGTAGGTGGAGTTACGGTGACAATATCATGAGTTTTACATACGCAGAAATGAAAACAGCAATTCAAGACTACACTGAGAACACAGAAACAACTTTTGTGAATAATATCAATGTATTTATCAAGAATGCAGAAGAACGTATCTTAAAAATAGCTCAGTTAGAGGTTTTTAGAAAGAATAAGACAGGTAATTTAACAGCATACGCTACAGATGCAAATAACGCTCAATATCTTGCATTACCAACTGATTATCTGGCTCCATTCAGTCTTTCTTATACAGCCAACAATTCAAAAGAATTTGTTATGTTTAAAGACGTAAACTTTGTTCAGTCTTTTAATCCTGATAAATCTACAACTGGTGAGCCTCGTTATTATGCTCAATTCGACATAAATAACTTTATATTAGCTCCCAGCCCAGATCAAGCATATGAAGTAGAGCTACATTACTTCTATAGACCTCCAAGTCTAACGTCTGTAGGCGATAACAATACTACATGGTTAAGTACAAACGCTTCTGTGGCTTTATTGTATGGAACTCTTATTGAGGCTTATACATTTATGAAGGGTGAAGCTGATTTAGTTGCAAACTATACTCAGCGGTTTACTGAAGCCATGTCTAGGGTCAAAAACTTTGGCGAATCTCAAGAAGTTACCGATGCTTATCGCACTGGTTTAATTATGAGAGAAAAAACATGACAATTGGCGTAAATAATTATAATATACTAACATTAGATTCATAAGGAGATTATGACATGGCCTTTTCAGGTAATTTTATGTGTACGAGCTTTAAGAAAGAGCTTCTTGAGGCCGTGCATAACTTTAAAAACTCAGGTGGAGACACCTTTAAGATAGCTCTATATACAAATAGTGCTTCTTTTGACGCTACAACTACAGCTTATACTACTTCTAATGAAGTTACAGGCACCAACTATACGGCAGGTGGAAATACACTAACTCGTGTTGATCCGACAAGTTCAGGAACTACAGCGTTTACTGATTTTGCAGATACAACTTGGGCTTCATCTACTATAACTGCTCGTGGTGCTATGATATACAATGATACAGCAGCAGGAAATCCAGCAGTTGTAATCTTGGACTTTGGTTCAGATAAAACATCTACAAATGGTGATTTTACAGTTGTATTCCCAACAGCAGACGCAAGTAACGCGATTATTCGCATCGCATAAGGAGTAACATCCGATGGCGACAATAACGGGATGGGGTCGAGGTTCTTGGTCTGAAGGGGCTTGGGATTCGGCTATTCCTGTTACTGTTGCGGGTGTTGCAGGCACAGGCTCTATTGGCTCAGTAAGTATTATTGCTGAGGCCAATGTTCCAACAACTGGATTACAGGCAAATACTTCAGTTGGCTCTGTATTAGTAAATGCAGACGCAAATATTAATGTTACAGGCGTAGCATCAACAGGCGAAATAGGTTCTGTTGTTATAGTCGAGGGTATTGGCGTTACTGTTAATGCCACTGGCCTTGAAGCTACAGGATCACCCGGTTCAGCTACTGTTTCTGCTGGAGTTACCGTTAATGTTACTGGTTTATCTGCTACAGCTTCAGTTGGAGCTGCGGAAGCCGTAATTGGCATAACAGTTTATGCAGGTGGATTAGAG